AAACCATTCATTAACCCTACTTTGTACTTTTAATGATGCAAAAATGATGCAACTATGAGCCAACTAATTCTAAAATTCAACCTTCCCGAAGAAGAAACCGAGGCCAACTTTGCCCTAAAAGGCGGGGAGTATTTCTTGGTTCTGCATGACCTTTACGAAAAGCTGAGGAACATTACCAAGTACGGGAATAACCCCTTTAACGGCAAAACAGCAAGCGAGCAAGAGATTCTACTTGCCGAGCAGATACGGGAGTACCTTAACGAAAAAGATTTTAAGGATTTATGAAAATGAATTCAAGTTGTTCTACGGGGGGACAAATTGTCCCCATGACCATCGACACCGTTGCCGAGTTTTGGGCTGGCTTCGATTTCGACACCGCCCAGCCCATTGCTTTTATAGATTCCCAAAAGATAATTTGCTTGCGTACCTTTGTGAATGCCCACATTTCGTATTTAAAAGCAAACAAGGGCAACCCGCTATACCTACCTTACTGGCTGCGGCTTGAAAAATTAACAAAGCATTATGCCGAAAAGCGTTGAACATCAAATACAATTGGCTTGCGTCAAGTACTTTAGGGCTGCGTTTCCCGACCTTTATTGCAACCTTTGGCATACCAATGGCCGAGCGATTGACAAACGAAACGGGGGCGTTCTAAAAGGCATGGGCGTGATTGCTGGCGTGCCCGACCTTTTGTTTTTTTACAAAGGCAAGCTACACGGCATTGAACTAAAGACCGCAAAGGGAACGCAAAGCGAAGGGCAAAAAGAATGGCAAAAGATGGCATTGATGCATGGGGGCGAATACCACATTGTGAGAACCGTAGAACAATTTGTACTTTTGATTCAGCAAACAATTCAAAATGGTTAAACTTGTCAAAATCGGTTCGGTTAAGGGAAATAGCCGCAACCCAAGATTTATTCGGGATGAGAAATTCAAAAAGCTGGTTGCTTCCCTTGTGGAGTTTCCTGAAATGGCTACTCTTCGCCCTTTAGTGGTAGATGAAAACATGACCGTACTGGGCGGCAATATGCGGCTAAAGGCGATGCAAGAACTGAAATGGAAGGAGGTGCCCGTTGTAGTTGCCGAAGGTTTGACCGATGCACAGAAGGATGAATTTGTTATCAAAGACAATGTGGGCTTTGGCGATTGGAACTGGGAGCAGTTGGCCAACGAATGGGACGCAGAAGAACTGACAAGGTGGGGGCTTGAAATACCCGGCTTTGATGTGGACTTAGAACTTGAAGCCGAAGAGGACAATTACGAAATGCCCGATGAATTGCAAACCGACATCGTGCTTGGGGATTTGTTTGAGATAGGCGAACACCGATTGCTTTGTGGGGATAGTACCGACAGCGACCAAGTGGCAAAGTTGATGAATGGGGAAAAGGCGGATATTGCATTTACATCACCACCATACAATGCTGGGAAAAGCGAAGCATTAAGTGGGAATACCCACACTACGGATAACAAATACAACGAATACAATGACAATCAAACACAATCGGATTATTTAGATTTATTGGTTGGATTTACAAATAACGCATTAATGAATGCAGAATATTTGATTTGCAACATTCAAAGTTTAGCGGGAAATAAAGTGGCATTGATTGATTATTTATACCAGTACAAAAATAATTTTATTGATGTTGCTATATGGGATAAAGGACACGGAGCACCTGCAATGGCTGAAAATGTAATGACATCCGCTTGGGAATATATGTTCTTTATATCTTCAAAAGATAAAGCTTCCAGAGCAATACCAAATGCAAAATTTAGGGGAACTGTTCCAAACATATATAGAGGCAAACCTAATAGAAATAATGAATTTTCAAGTGTTCACGCTGCAACTTTCCCAATTGATTTGCCTGAATGGGCATTACAATTCACTAAAGAAAAAGATATTGTATTAGACCAATTTTGTGGAACAGGAACAACAATGGTAGCCGCCCACCAACTAAAACGCAAGTGTTTCGGCATGGAGTTAGACCCAAAGTATTGCCAAGTCATTGTTGACCGAATGCGTAAACTTGACCCGAACATCGTTGTTAAACGCAACGGCCAAATTATTTAAACTATGGCGAACAATACGAACGCTAAAAAAAAGCTGATGCTTGAAGCCCTTGAAAAATCATTGGGCATAGTTACAACGGCATGCAAGGCGGTAGGGGTTGCAAGGGTTACGCATTACGAATGGGTAAAGCTGGATGAAGAATACAAGGCCAAGGTTGATGAAATCATGGAGGTTCAACTTGACTTCGTCGAAAACAAGCTAATTGACCGCATCAACAAGGGGGATACCGTTGCGATAATTTTCTACCTAAACAGCAAAGGCAAGTCAAGGGGCTACAACAGGCCGCATGAAGAAAAGCGGGACAACGTGAAATGGCCGAGTAACTTTACTTTCAACATCGTGAAAAACGATGAAGAAGTATAATCTTAACCCGAAGCAGCATCAAACATTAACCGCCAGCGAAACCGAACGGCTGTATGCGTATGTCGGTGGCATTCGGTCGGGTAAAACCATAACGGGGGCACATTGGGCACTACATAACATCATTCATCAGCCCGAAATTAAAGGCGGCATCTTCAGCAACACCGTAAGCCAGTTGAACACCGCCACGCTATCCGAGTTCATTGGCGTACTTGAGGCCTACGGGCTATTCAAAGGCGAACATTACGTGGCGAACAAAGACCCTGAACGCTACTTCGGTTATAAGTCAAAGTTTGAAAAGCACAACGGGGTTTGGTCGTTTATGAACGGGGCACAGGTAATCACGTTCAGCATCGAAACAATGATACGAGGTATTGAACTTGGTTGGTGCTGGGGCGATGAGGTGCAAGATGCGGCGATTGACAGCCTGAACATTGTCATGGGCCGTATGTCAGGGGCCAAGTTCCCACGCACGCTGTGGACGATGACACCGCCGATGGACAACCCCGACATCGATGAACTGATATGGGGCGAGAAGCAAATAGCACATACCATTGGCACAACGTATGACAACAGTGCGAACCTACCTGAAGGCTACATCGAGCAGCTTGAAAAGACCTACGACAGCCTGACCTTCAAACGGGAGGTGCTGGCCAACCGGGTTACGATGTCGGGGCTGAATTGGCTGTATTCATTCGACAGGCAAAAGCACGTGGGCAGCAAAGCGACATACGATATTACCATGCCGGTGTACGTTTCGATTGACTTTAACAACAACCCGTTTACGGCCACATTAGCACACAGGGGGCGGCATCAAGATGGTAAACAGTACATTCACTACTTCGATGAGATTGCGTTAACGGCAGACCACATTCAGGGCAAGACGTTTATTGAGGCGATGGTTGAAGAAATCTTCAGGCGAACCCCGGCACAGGTGCAAAACCGATTGTACTTTGTTACCGGCGATGCTTCGGGCCGTGCCCAGTCGGTAATTGCCAAGGTCGGGCAAAACATGTGGAGTGAAATCGTTGACCGCATGAGGGTATCGCCCAACAATTTACTTGTGCCGAGGTCGAACCCGCCGCATCAAGAATCAAGGCGGCTATGCAACAGTATCTTCAGCAACTACGATGAGGTGTTAATCAACCCGAAATGCAAGGTGCTTATACGGGATTGCGAGTTCGTGAAAGCCCTACCCGATGGCGGTGTTGACAAAGGCAGCCGAACCAAGGTTGATAAACGTGCAGATGCCTTGGACTGCTTGCGGTATGATTTGCACGCCAACAATCGGCAGTTCATTTTCAGGTAAGTGGTCATAAAAGGGGCAAAACGTGGGCTGTTTGTGCCTTTAATGACAAGTTAGTAGTCAGGACAGGATTCGAACCTGTATGTAGAAACTATAATTACAGGCTGCACTACGTTTCTACTGAGCCATGCATGCGTCTACACTATTTAATTCTCCTTCCGTGAGAAACTTGAATTTGCCGTCCAAGCTAAAGCATTCCGCCACCTGACTAAGACAAAACTACAAAAAGGTTTAATACCGCAAACCGCATTAACAAAATTAACAACTGCCTTGACTTTATTTGAAATCTTTTATATTTGGGTATGGCAGAATACAAAGGTTGCAACATTGGCCCATCGGACAACAAGGGCAAAAAGTACAAAGCCCAATGCGGCGATAACCCGCCCGTGCATTTTGGGGCCAGCGGCTACCGAATTAAGCCCGGCACATCGGCTGGGGATAGTTATTGTGCAAGGTCGGCTGGCATCGAAGGTAGCGGCAAGGGTAGTGCGAACTATTGGGCACGTGAACTTTGGTCATGCCGAGGTAACAAATCAGTTAGCGACAAACCATTCTTTGGCAAAATAAAACTTTAACCATGCAAGACCACGCTAAACAACTATTTGAGATTAACGATATATGGCCGGGCGATTTAACTTTTCACCGCTTAGAACCCGAAGTGCCGTTGATTTGCCTAACCGTATGTTACAACGGCAGCGACAAACTGGAGTACGGCATTAAACATCGAGACGGTGTTGAGAGTTGCAGCCGCCACGAACTAATGACTGTGGTGGATGCCGAAATCAAACGTATCACCGGTAAATGACAACCAAAGAATACATCGCAAAGCTGAACAAGGCCGAGCGGGCAATCAACGGCAAACGGTTTGTCGGCTTGTCTTCAAGTGTTGGCCGCATGCAGTTTAAACGGGTATTTCAAGAAGGTTTAGATGCCAATGGAGCACCGATTAAACCTGAGTATTCAACAAACCCTATATATATTGGCCCGATGCAAACCCCTGAAGCAGATAAAGCTGGGTATTACAAAGGCGGGTACAAGGCTTTCAAAAGCAAATTAGAGCGAGGCAAGATGGTATTGTTTCGCCTGTTCAACCAAATGTATCTTGAATCAATTGTCAATCCAGAACTAAAAGTTAGCGACACAGGGTTCGTTATAGCGACAGGCATGACCTACAACGCTGGCAACCCAAAAGGTAAAGTTGATGGGCTTTTGGACAAATATGGCGATGCTTTTAAGTTTTCGGACGCTGAACGCAAAGAGTTTGTTGATAAGGCCCAGCAAATAGTCGTAGATTTGTTTAAATGATAAGCGACATTCTATCGTATTTAAACGCCCGGCTGCCCAATATTTCGGCAGTAACGCGGCCTTTGTGCCAACTTATAGAAGAAACGGGCAAAGACGGCAACCTTCGCACCTTCCCCGTGGTTTACGATGGCAACGGCAACCTTGACTACATTACAAGGTTCGATTGGCGTACAGGCATGTCCTTTTGGCTAAAGAACGGGGCCGAAGATATCGAACTGCTTGACCGCGTACGTGCCAACAAAGAACGGGTGCAAATTACCATTCCCTTAAAGTTTCATTGGATTGGTACACGAAGCACGTGGCAAAACGATACGCAATACCTTGAACAGTACATTTTGCTTGCCCTTCAAAAAGCGGTAAGCGTTGACAATATCCCCAGCCTGCGGGCAACTCTCGGACTTGACCGCATCAAAACGGTTGTAACCAATCGGGAGTACGGGGCTGAAACCCTTAACGGCGTGTTTGACAACATCGACCTTCGACTACCCCTTGACATGGCGGCTGCGATGCTGGAGGTTAACTTGATTATCACAGGCGACCTTAACTGCATTGTTGATGCATCTTGCCCGGGCATAGATGAATTTTTACTACTCGAAAGCGGGGACTTTATCTTAACTGAAATTAACAATTTTATTTTAATCTAATGGCAAACCAAAAGGTTACACAATTACCTGCTGCGACAACCAGCAACGATACCGACCTGCTTTATGTGGTGCAGGCTGGGGTTTCAAAACAAACAACCAAGCAACTGCTAATGGCAGCTACCTTGGCGGTGGCAACGACTGCTAATTCAGCCGCAACGGCAGCACAAACAACAGCAACGGCAGCACAATCAACAGCAACTGCCGCTTCAACAACGGCAACGGCAGCACAATCAACAGCCAACTCCGCTTCATCTGCTGCAACGGCTGCACAAACAACAGCAACACAGGCTGTTTCAGATGCAAGTGCAGCACAAACAACGGCCAATGCGGCGTTGCCAAAGGCGGGCGGTACTATGACTGGCGGTTTGAATATGGGTTCACAATCATTGAGCAACCTTGCCGCCCCAAACAATACAGCAGACGCAGCAACAAAGGGATATGTTGATACAGGTGTTTCTTCTGCTTCATCTGCCGCATCTGCTGCACAAACAACAGCTAATGCCGCATTACCGAAAGCTGGAGGCACAATGACTGGGGGTTTAAATATGGGTTCACAGGGATTAACAAACCTTGCAACACCTGCCAACAACACCGATGCAGCAACCAAAGGTTATGTTGACACAGGCGTTTCGGCTGCTTCATCTGCCGCAAGTGCCGCACAATCAACAGCAAACACCGCAGTTTCAAATGCTGCGACTGCCCAAACAACAGCAAATGCTGCCTTGCCCAAAGCGGGCGGCACAATGAGTGGCACGCTAAACATGGGGGCACAAAGCCTTACTAACCTTGGCACGCCAACAAATAACAGCGATGCCACAACCAAAACATACGTTGACACCGCATTGGCTGGTAAGCAAAACACGGTTGCCACCACTACGGGCGTATCTATTGCATTTGTAACACCACAAGAATACGGCAGCTATGCAACTGCACAAACTGGCAACATAACCGTTAGTTTGACAAATGCGGTGCGAGGCGTTGACCAAACGCTTTATCACGATGACACGGTTGCCCCAACAATTACGGTAACGGGTGGCACAGCAGTTAAATTCGGAACGGCAAGCTATGACCTTACCAAAGTAAATATTATTTTGTTTTGGTGGATGGGTGGCACAAGTGTAGGTTACGTTATAACACCAGCGGTCTAATGCGGCGGTTTAAATTTGGCCTTATTAGCGAGGGAGTTCCCCCAGTACAATTATTTCTTGACACCTACCCCGGTGCATCAGTAGCTTATTCCCTTAGATTACTAAGCAGCACTTATGTTGGTTCTGCAATTAGGGTAAGAAGGTCAAGCGATAATACTGAGCAGAACATTGGCTTTAGTGCAGGAGTGTTAGATACTGCCGCCTTACTAAGTTTTTGCGGTGCGGGAAATGGTTTTGTTACTACATTCTACGACCAAAGCGGCAACGCAAAGAACAGCGTACAAACTTCCGCAGGCTCACAGCCAAGAATTGTTTTGTCGGGAAACTTGGAAACATTAAATTCAAAGCCTACAATAAATTACATTTCAGCTACGGCAACGGGTACACCTTTACAAAATGTAACTGCCCAAAGCATTTTTACTGTTGCTCAGGCAAATAGTTATAGTTCGCTTCAATCGCTTGTTTCCTTTGATGGGCCCCAATTCGGGCCTTGGATTCGCTCTTATAGCCCGAATTATTGGAGAACACCGAGTACAGCACCAACAGATGCCTTTGATTTCACAAATTTAAGCACTATGTACTTTAACAGCAACCTACATATAACAGCAAACAACTTTTTAAACCCACATATTTTGTCATCTTTTGGGTTATCAGCGATTACTAAAAAGTTTGGCATAAGCGATGTTACTTTTCTTGGAAGATGGTTTATAGGTAAAATGTCAGAGTGTATCGTATATCCAACCAGCCAACAAAGCGGATTTAAGTCAGGAATCGAATCAAACATGAGTTCTCATTATTCAATTACAATATGACCGTAGGCTATAAATATTTAACTGAGGCTGATGCTCAAAAGGCAAGGAAAGATTGCTCTGACTATTATGGCATTCCTGTTTCTCCTGAAGATACAACCCAATATTGGGTGGACTATTATTCTGCAATGTTAGATGAGCCTGTTTTTTGGTTTATACTATTCAATGAAAGCCTGCTGCCTATCCTTGGCGAGCCTACCGAATTTGAAGTTATTCAACCAACCCCATTTGAAGATGCGACCAATTAACTACATCGTTTTGCACACCACGGCCAGCAACATAACGGCCACGGCTGACAGCATTAACCGCTATCATAAAAAGGTGTTGAACTGGGGTTCGCCCGGTTACCATTTCATCATTGAACGTGATGGCAAAGTAGTTGACAACTGGCCAATTGAAAAGACCACCAACGGAGTAAAGGGCCACAACCACGACAGCATTCATATCAGCTACATTGGCGGCATTGATGCGAAGGGTAAGCCTACCGACAACCGTACTAAAGAACAGAAGCAAGCAATGGCAGAACTGGTTACCAAGCTAACCGAAAAGTTCCCAAACGCTAAGGTTTTAGGGCATCGGGACTTTCCAAATGTCAACAAAGCCTGCCCATGTTTTGGTGCGGGGGCTTGGTGGGCATACGTTAAGAAATGTTAAAAAACCTTTTTGGTGTTGGGAAACACTTAATTTCATACAAACAATTGGGGAACTTATGACTGAACAACAAGTAAAAATCATTGACAGCTACGTTGATTCGCAAGAACTTGGCTTTTTTAAACGAACCCTTGCACGTAAAATTGTAATGGAAAACCCGGGTGCATTTGAGCAAACGAATCAAGAGGTTGATAGGGTGCGAGGTTCAATTCGCTATCGAACGGGTGCAATAGGGGACAGGCAAAGAGGCTTTGCAACAGCCAGCGGGTCGTTTCGGGAAAACCTATACAACCCTGAGCAAATGAAGCCAAGCGAATACATGCAAGCGTTCATGGGCCGAGGGGAAAAGACCAGCAAAGAGGTATGGCATCTGCCCAAGAACATTCGCAAGCCCTTGGTTTTGTCCGACCTTCACTTCCCATACCATGAACTTCCAGCAATCGAAACGGCTATCGACTACGGGTTCAAAAACGGGGTTGATGCGATATACCTAAACGGCGATGTTATTGACTTCGCTAAGATTAGCCGATGGGAGAAAGACCCAGCGTTGATGTCGGCCCCCGTTGAGGTGCAAATGGTTCGGGATTTTTTGGCTGGGCTTGTGAGCCTTGGGCTGCCTGTTTTTTACAAGCTGGGGAACCATGAAGACCGATGGGATAGGTACATACTTCAAAACGCACCTGAGTTGATTACCCTGCCCGGGCTTCAACTAAATGCCGCATTGGGACTTGATGAACTTGATATTGAGTTAATCGACAGCCGCCAACACGCCAAGTTCGGCAAGCTAAGTGTACTGCATGGCCACGAATTTGGGGATAGCATATTCAGCCCAGTAAACCCAGCACGGGGATTGTTTCTGCGGGGTAAGGCAAGCGTATTGGCTGGCCACAACCACCAAACATCGGAGCATCATGAAAGCGACCTGAACAGCAAAGGAGTTGCTTGCTTTTCAACGGGTTGCCTTTGCGACTTGCAACCAGCATACCGCCCATTCGCATACACGAAATGGAATCACGGGGCTGCGATTGTTGAGATTGATGAAGATGGGGATTTCAGCGTTGAAAACTTTCGCATTGACAACCGCAAGGTTCGATGAACTGGCTTGGGTTCATATCAAGGCATTACGGGCTTATCGCAATCGCTGCCGCATTCATATTGGGCAAGCAATCCTGCAACCACAAAGCCGAGGCCGAGCGGCATAAAAGCAATTATGAGGCAATCCAGCAAACAACGGGAAGCACAGCAAGGCGTTTGGACTTGACGGTTGAGCAATTAGCCGCTGAGAACAAACGTCTGCTGGATAGCCTTAAAATAAAAAGCGGCAAGGTTCAGTTCGTGTATCGCAATAAATGGATAACAAAGACCGACACCTTTGAGGTTGAGGTTGAACGCTGGCATATTGACTTGATACCATGCCCGATTCAATCCTTTACGGTTGACACCAACTGCATAAAGCTGACCGCATTATTGCACCCTGATTCGGCGGCCAAGGTAACGCTAACAACCGACTACGATTTGAGCGTTGTTGGCTATTGGCAGCGGCCCGGCAAATGGTTCGGTGCGAAACTTTGGAACGGATTGTTGGGCAAAAAAGAAGCCTACATAAAGATTGCATCGCCTTGTTTTAAAGATTCTGCCGTATATTTGAACAAATTTAGCCAAGCACAATGAACCCAGTTTGCATTCAAGACCTTACAACGGCCAAAGTATTAGCCGCACCGACAAGTTGCCAAGCAACCGCTAACCTGAACATCGGAACATTAGCCCCTTCAACGGCTTATGATGTATTTATTAGTAATATCGGCAGTCAAACTACTATTAAATACGACATCGTTACCAACGGGGCGGGCCTTGCAACCATATCCTTGCAAACCAATGCACTGTTCTTTAACGGCAACAATTTGTATTCTTTGCACGTTGTGGCGAATAACGATGACATTGCCGACTACGTGCTGATTGACAACTTACACGTTGGATTCGTGCTGTACTTTTGGCGAAGCAATACAACCGCCCCGACCACGCAAAACATTCAGGTAGTTTAACTACCTTTGACCATACCAAAACCAAAAACCATGATTGAAACCTTGCTTTTTACTTCACTATTCATCTTCGGCGTATGGCTATCCACCGCTGAGGGCATGATTGGCGATGAACTTCGCTGGGAGTTTATTAGCCTATGGCCAAACCTTGCTAAACCCGTTGTGGATTGCCCTACGTGCATGGCTTCGGTGTACGGTTCATTGGCTTATTGGGGGCAGCACATGGTCAGCGGCAACACTACCGACCTATTAACCTTCATCGGCTGGCCCATCTTCGTTGTTTGCCTTGCTGGGCTAAACGGTATCATCTTAAAACTTGCCAAATGGTCATAAGTAAAGTTGCAAATTGGCTGGTTAAGAACTACCCCGATGCGGTGTTGGTTGCCCTAAAACCCGATTCAAAGAACTGGAAAGCGGGCTGCGAATTCATGGTGGATATTGACGGCCACAAGTACTACAAGTTTCGGGATTCAGGCGATGTGCCATTGGTGCGTTATAAAGACATTCAGGCTGTACTTATTCAGTTGGATAATCGGTTAACTTCCGATGAACTTATCAGCATTTTACAGATTGCACGTGAAAGCGTGGTGGCTGCCATTGAAGGACAAAGCCGCAAGGATAGGGGTAAGGGCTTGCAGCAATGTTTGTGGGCGATACAAGAGGCCGAAAGCCGCCACAAAGAACTGGGCTTGCATACCGACTTGATTGTTGAGTTGGCAGCGTTGAACCTGATTCGCGATGATGAAAACCCGTTTGAGATTAACGAAACGATACAGGCTGAAAAGTTGCGTTTATTTAAGCGTGAGTTTGTCAACCACGATTTTTTTTTGTCCGCTGGCATGAACGAATTCTTGCCCAATGCCGCTCAACTGGCAGACGTATGGCAGGGGCTATGGCAAGCCAGCGACCGATATCAAAGCAAAAAGAAGGACATACTAAAGTCAATTCTTGGCGAGATTCGGTCTACAATTGGCTAAGCGACTTTGACAGCGATTGCTTATTTTTGTGTAACGGTGAGCATTCGCAGTTCGTTGATTTGATGTCTTCGGGCACAATAAACGACTTCATCCGCTTGCTAAAACTAAAAACAAAAGAAGCCGATGGCCATCGACAAAATAATAGTGGAGTTTCAGGCGGAAACCACAAAACTCAAAAAGGAATTAGACGACCTAAAAAGTAGGCTCGGCAATGTCGAAACTGCCGCCAAGGACGCTGGCAAGAATACTGGCAAGGCCCTTGATGACGTAGGCAAAAATGCCAACGGCTTAAAAGACACAATTAAAAACCTTGGCCAACAGATAGCTGCGGCTTTCGCTGCACGTGAGATTATTCGGTTTACCAAGCAGACCATTGATGCGGCATCTGACCTGAACGAAACATTAAGCAAAAGCCAACAGATATTCGGGGATGCAAGTAAGGCCGTTGAGGACTTTGCCAGCAATTCGGCCAAGCAGTTCGGCCAATCTAAACAACAGGCCATTGATGCTGCGGCTTCATTTGGTGTATTCGGCAAGGCTGCTGGATTAACGGGTGAAGATTTAAGTACGTTCAGCACAGACCTTGTGGCATTATCTGCCGACCTTGCATCATTCGGCAACACAACACCTGAAGAAGCGGCATTGGCATTGGGGGCAGCATTAAGGGGCGAGGCCGAACCGATTCGTAGGTTTGGAGTACTTCTTGATGACGCTACCTTGAAACAGGAGGCATTGGCAATGGGGCTTATCAAAACAACCAAGGGGGCATTGACGCCGCAGCAAAAGGTGTTAGCGGCCAATGCGGTTATTTTGAAACAAACGGCAGATGCCCAAGGCGATTTCGCAAGGACTTCGGATGGCGTTGCCAACCAGCAACGGATATTGGAGGCCACATTCAAAGACCTTCAAACCGAGATAGGACAAAAGTTACTGCCTACATTTAATTCGGCATTGACTTCTTTGAACGAATTTTTAGGCGACCTTGACGCTGAAGATGTAATGTCGTTCGCCAAGGCCATTGGCTTTGTAGCAACAGCGTTTGGTGCGTTTAAGTTAGGCAGCCTTATCAAAGATATGGGCGGCCTGACTGGCATGTTAAAGGCTACCACAGGCGGTGTTCAAGGATTGAGCAAGGCTGTAATGTCAAACCCATTCGGCTTATTGGCTACCGCAGCAGCAGCATTGATTGCATACGGGCCTGACATTTTGGACATGCTGAATGGGGTGAACGAAGCCCAAAGGGAACTTGATGAGATAGCATATAAGGCAACCGAAAACCTTCGCAAAGAACAGGCCGAACTTAATTTGGTTGGCGAGGCATTGGCCAAAACAAATCCCGGTAGCGAAGAAAGGGCAAGGCTGCTTCAGCGGTTTAACGAACTTTCGCCACAAGGTATTGCTGACCTAAAAGACACGTTTGATTTGAATAATCAACTTGCTACTGCAATGGCGGGTGCAAATAGCCAATATGATAATCGCATTAAGAAGATTGGCCTTGAAGCGGCAGCAACGGCGGCAGCACAAAAGCAAATTGAATTAAAGGCAAAAATAACTGCCGAAGAAGATAAATTGGTTCAAGAAACCGGAATGAGTTATGATGAGGTGCGAAAGTCGGTTGAGGCGTATATCGAATACCAAAAAACGGGGGCTTTCCCAGCACTTGCAAGGGCAAAGAACCTTCTTCGTGGAGGTGTTGGCGACCTTGCCCAATTGCAGTATGCATATAACCAAACAACACAGCAGACACAACGAATAAAGGCTGAAACAGACGCTTTTAATACTTCGATGAACAAGAATTCTGTAATGGCAAACAAGTCAAGTTCAGGGTTCAGTTTCTTGTCGGGTACGCTTTCTAAATTTGGCCAAAAGGTTGAAGAAACAAAAGCAAAGTGGAGTATGTTTCAAGGGGCAGTTTCGGGAGGTGTTGGTGGTGATGAAGGTGGCGGCGACCCCGACCCCGACGCTGACGCTGCCGCTGCCGCCGCCACAGAACGTGCAAAGAAATTAAAAGAAATCAATGCCCAGTTCAACAAGGAAATGATGTCGCTGGCCGATGAACTTACCTTGATGATGATTGCCGATGAAGATGAACGGGGCCGCAAGCAACTTGAAATTCAAAAGAAGAACGACCTTGCATCGATTGATGCCAGCGAATTCACCGCAGACCAAAAGGGAAAATTAAAGGCTCAGATTGACGCAAAATATGACCAGTTAGAAATAACAAGGCAGCAAGCCCAAAACGAAAAATTAAAGAAAGGCCAAGAAGATTATCAGCGTTTTCTTGAAGAACAAGGACTGAAATCCGAAGAGGCGGCAAAGGAGGCGGAAGACCGTAAGTATTCTGCTTATCTTGAATTGTGGAAACTTAAACAAGAGAACGAACTGCTTGGCATTGAAAATGAAAAGGAACGCAAGCTAAAAGAACTTGAAATACACGAACAAAACGAGATTGCCAAGGTTGAGGCTTCGGAGTTTGCCGCTGAAATCATTGCCGAGATTCAAAAGAAGTATGCAGCCCAAAGGGTTCAGCTTGAAAAAGAAACCCAAAAGGCAACCAACATAGCTATGGCCGATGGTATTTCGCAACTTTCAAGTGGTTTTGGCCAAATGGTTAGTTCATTCGCACAAATAAGCGGAGAAGGTGCAGAATACACCAAGGCGTTGGCGGTTATTGGCGTTCAAATACAGCTTGCAACTGCCCTTGCCGCCGCTATTGCTGGGGCTACTACTGCCGCTGCCGCAACAGGGCCCGGTGCACCTTTTGCATTGGCTGGCTACATTGCCTCAATGGTTGGGGCTGTTGTTGCTGCATTCGCCCAAACAACCCAATTGCTAACTGCCGAGGTGCCAAAACCAGCGTTCTACGAAGGTACAGCATACCTTCAAAGGGGCGGGAACCCCAAAGGCAAGGACACCATTCCCGTAATGGCACACGAAGGGGAAGCGATTATACCAACTGGCAAGAACCTTCAATACCCGGGCCTTGCCAAATCGTGGATTGATGGCAGCCTTGACGGCTACATTAACAACAACTTTGTGCGGCCCGCGTTGATGGAACAACAGCGGCAAGCCGAGGAAGATTTTGCCGACCGCTTGGCGAATTCAATGGCATTGCAAATGTCCAGCAACTTTGATGACTATCGCCTTTTTAGGGCAATCAAAGAACAAACGGCAGTCAACAGGACTGGCTTTGAAACCATGAAAATTAACCGCAAAAAAATAAGAGGTGGACGGTAATACAGCAATAGTAACACTAAACGGCATCAACGTAACTGGCGATGCTATTGGCGTTGAGGAAATCAAGGAACGCATCTATTGGGATGAAGATGCCCGGGGCTTGCTGTTCGACTTCGAGGGCGAGATAACCTTTACAGGCAACACCTACCGTTTCCTTCAGCAGCGGTTTCGTGAGGACTATGACAACCCCGTGCCGCTAAACATCGTGGCCTACAACCCACATTCGGGTGCATTTGAAACCGTTGTTAATGGCTTGGTGTTTACCAGCGATTGCGAGTTCAACCTATACGAAAAGACTGTATCGTGCCAAATTGTTGATAGGGGATTCTTTGCCAAGATTCGCAACAACGTAAACATTGGATTCAGCCTTGGTTCACCCGACAGCAAGCTGGGGGTTGACATTAGTTCGCTTTTTTCCCTTACGGATTTAAGGGCTATTCTTTTAATGAATTCCCCAACACCAACAGTAGGGGTTAACCCAAGTTTTTTTAGAAGGTCAATGACCGCCTTTGATGCACTTGCCTACCTTGTGGCCACCATGAGTGACGGGGAGGTTGGGTTTGTGTCAAATTATTTAACCCCTGTTGTTGGCCAAGAAACCCCGCACATATTAAGCGGGCGGCAGCTAAGGGGCGATATTATTGACATCGGCCCTGTGGTTTCTTGGAACGAGTTGTTTGGGGATTTGTCAAAGCTATACAACTTGGCCTTTGCTATTGAAGAATACAACGTGGGCCAATGGCGAATAAGGGTTGAGCCTATTGATTATTTCAGGCAATCACAAAGCATACAACTGTTTGATGTTGAGGCTGGGGTAACAGAAAGCATTGACACATCAATGCTATACGCTTCGGCTATTGCTGGCAGTTCGGAAACAAGGGAGGATTTTGATACACCACAAACCGCAATAGGATTGGTTATTTCAGGCGGGACTTGGAATTACATGCCGAAAACACCGTTTATATTTCAATGGCAGGAGGATTATTACTTTCAGTACAAATCAAATGTAGATAGCGAATGGGATTTGCGGTGTTCGGTTTTAATAACGCATAGCAATATCATATACTATGTGATGTCTATGTTCATATTTGTTGCACCAAACGATGCGGATTTCGATGACAGCTACGATACAAAAGCCTTTTTGATTTCTGCCTTTTACAAAGATTTCACAGGCTTGGCAAGCACCCCTAATTTAAACGGTGTTGGCAACCCAGTTCTTTTTAATGTATTCAACAACGCCATAAGCAACTACAACGTAATGGTTGCAAATGCAGAAGGAATACCAGCAAATGCAGCCAGTCAGTTTGCAAGTTTTGGGCAGCAGTATTTTGATGCGTACTATGTGCCTGAAATTGCTAACATTCCATTTTCACTTTTACTGGCAAGGGATGAAATAAACCAATCGCCCGGGCCATTAAAAAGAATGTACCTTATTTACAATTACTTTTCAGGTTCCCCAATTGGGGATTGGGCTACAAATTTAACACTTGCTGGGCCTGTGTTTGACGATTTGGTTACCCCCGAGAACTTAAACTACTTGGCTGTTACTGGAGATTTTACCGACATAACAATAAACGGCAGCGACCCAAGCACGGGATATGTTACAACCAATTCAACTTGGGTTTGTCAAGTGCCAGCGTTGTATTCTTTTAGGATTAAAGGGTCTATTTTCATTAAATGGCTTTCAAGCGTTGGATTTAGTTCCTACACTACTTTTCAATTTATTGTTGCACAATGGGATTCATCTTTAACTGGAGTCAAAACAATAAGAAAAACAAGCCCGTTTTTCTACTTTAGCCAAATATCAGCCGAAAGATACAGGGATTTCGATTTGTTTTTCGGAATGTTCAACGCCGATTCTGGGGACATATTTCAAATTCAATTGGTTGCAACAGAAAATTTAGCGAATCAGTATTTTCGGGTTTACCTAAGTGCCGATACAGCATGGTCAATTTCAGGCAATTCACTTGAAGGGCAGGGGGGTACAATTCTAACCGCAGAAAAAGGTGCACCATTTATGCTAACTAACCAGCTTAAAGCAAACATAAATGCCGATTTGTGGAAGAGCATTAAAGCCAACCCATACCAAAAACTACTTTACCAAGTTACCGATGACGGCGAGGCAAGGTCAATGAACCTATACGATTTCAGCCGCAACATTATTTCAGGCGTTACCGAGGGCGAAACACGGGGCAGATTGGCAGCACCAGAACAGCCTGATGTTGACCCGGGCAACCCTGTTACA